CCCCTTTTTTTACATCCAACTAAAGGGGAAGAAGAACATGTTCCCCGGCATCTCATCCGATACCAAGAGGCGTGACCCCTCTGGGAGGAATTCCAGACGCTTGCGGACCTCCACTGGGACCGACACGGTCTTGCTGCTTTTCTTGCCCGAGATTGCACGGCTGCACTCTGGACCGATCTTGATCGCGAACCCAGTGCTTGACAGATAGAAGTCGACCTTGTCGCCCTCTTCGCTGATACCATAGGGCAACGCCACCATGACAGCCTTGGAATAATTCCGCAGGGCGAAGCTTTGACGCTTTGGCCGCCCGGTGCGTTTGTTTGCCAATGCGTCGGCCTGACTGATCTTTTTGACTAAAACTAAATCTTCCATGTGGGGATGCTCCATTAGCGTTGTGGGTTCTAGACAGATAGGCTGTTAACGCTTGTCTGTAAACACCCAAAAAGTTGATAAGTAGGGTACCAGTTGGGAAAAGGTTGACGGGACGCTATTTCCTGATTTAAAATAGTCATTTTATATATATATATCATATATATATACATATTTATATATAGTAGAAGAGTAGGAGTAGCGTCTCTCTTAAGGCTGTTCTTGGATATTGATTATTTAAAGTGGTTTTGGATGGGGGTGATATGGGGCGGTTTTTGTATAGAGAATATATATTATATAAAGGGGACGCTACTTTTCACTCCTACCTACTCGAAATGGCAACGATATCAATGGGATGTATGGTATCGAAAATGGGACTTTACCAAAGTAAAAAGCCCCACTGGGGGGCTTTTCTGTCGTTTTTTAGGTCAGCACCTATGACCTACTTGAGGCCTTTGGGCTTGATGGTGATGCGCTCGACCAAGATCGCTTTCTTGCAGCTTTCGATCTGGTCTTCGGTCAGCAGGGCCGACAGCAGCTTGTTGTCAACACGCTTTTGCTCGGACAGGGCGAGGATCACGTCGCAGGTAACGCCGATGTGGCGTTCGATACCCGAGGCCTTGATCTGGGCCTTGATGGCATCCAGAGCGGCGACGGCGTCATCGGCTGCGGCCTTGGCGGCTGCGAACTGGTCGGCGAGGGAGATGGAAGATTGGAAGGACATGGTGGTCTCCTGTGGTTGGTTGGTTTCGATGTACTATGTTTAGTCGATGCTTTCGTACGATGCAAGAGAAAAATGTGCCCAGATGACATTTTTTTTGTTGCCCCCGTCGGACGGCCTGATATGGTGCCCAGACCAGCCACGGAGATGACCATGATCAACAAGAAATCAGGCGCTGAATTTTGGGTGCTGTTCCCGGCGACGGGGCAGCGGTTCCCGATCAGGTACACCAACACCCTCGACCAGTACGAGGTGGCGCTGCCCAATGGTACAATCTATGGCGGCATCTTTCTGTCCGACCTGAAGCGGGCGCTGAAGGCGGATTTCAACAACAATGCAAAGGTGGTGATGAATGCTGTGGAGTGATGATGTGCTGAAAGAAAACAGCCGCGACATGAAGCGCCTGTGGCTGGCGGGGACGATTGCTGCGGGGCTTTGTGCTGATGGTGACTTTAAGGATGTCGCCGAAAACGCAGTGTTGCTGGCCGACCAGCTTTTGGCAGAACTGAACAAGGGAAGCCGTTGGGAGAAGACAAAATGAACTGGCTGAAAAAACTGCTGGGAAAGGACAAACCGCTGCGGGTCTACATCGACGGCATCAGAACGCCGGAGCAAGATGTGATGTACAAAGAGCAACTGGAAATCCAGAAAGAGCTTGGCATGGAACGGGGCGACGACCACCAAAACTGGCTGCGGCTGCACCAGATCATGCTGGACCACGAAAATCGTATCAAAGCCTTGGAGGGCAAGAAATGAAGAACGACATCGAAGCGGGCGCGCCAGAGGGCCTCTACAGCGTCAAGATGGCACCGCCTAACCCAACTCCTACCGATGGGGCAGATCGCGCTGCTGACCGCCTCTGGCTGGCTGGGCTGGCTATGCAGGCGCTGATCCAAGCGCGCGGCAACGACATGTACAACATCGCGCATCAGTCGTGGGCCATGGCCGATGCAATGCTGGAGGTTGAGGGCAATGCTTAATGGGTTGGGAGGCAGGAGGCTGCCTGTTTCAAGGGTGGCTAAAAAGGTTAAACCCGACCCCAATGGCAACCGACAGCAACGCCGTGCTGCCAAGAAAATTGTTCGGAAGGCCACAAAATAGTTGTTGACCCCGTGTGCGTCGTACGTTACACGGGGTTATCGACCACCACCAACCACATGGAGACTGACATGAAAAACTACCAGACCCCCACGACCGAGACGTACACCGCGTTGGAAACAGCGTTCGGGCACTTCAACGCCGAACTGTTCGGCAAGCGCCTGCCCCCGGTCATGTTCACCCTGACCCGCCGCACTGGTGCCCACGGCTATTTCCATGCCGAGCAATTCAAGCACCGCGACGGCGACCAGACCCACGAGATCGCCCTGAACCCGAACACCATGGACCGCGACATCCGGGCCGTGCTGTCCACGCTTGTCCACGAGATGACCCACCTCGAACAGCAAGAATACGGCACCCCGTCCAAGGGCGGCCACCACAACATGGAATGGGCGCGAATGATGATGGCCGTTGGCCTGACCCCCACCGACACAGGGGTAGAGGGCGGCAAGATGACCGGGCGCAAGGTCACGCACATGATCGACGAAGGCGGCCCGTTCGACGTGGCACTGGAGGGCTTGGGGCCAGATTTTGATATCCCCTACTTCACTCAGCCCCGCGCCAAGGCCGAGAAGAAGCGCGACCTGTCCAAGGTCAAGCACACCTGCCCGTCCTGCGGGTTCAAGGCGTGGGCCAAGGCTGGGGCCAACCTGATGTGCGGCGACTGTCAGGAACACATGGAAGGGGAGGAGGTATGATCCCCCCCGATCTGGCCTCGTTCATGCGGTGGATCGGGCTGATCGACCCGGAACCTAAGCCCGTGATCAACTGGGCGGGCACATGGTACAAGGATTGCGAAATCCCATTTTGATGATATGGTGACCCCGCTCTCTGCTTGGCGTAACCGCCCAACTGCCCCTGCCCGAAACGGTGGGGGCTTTTTTTTATTTCAAAACCCACAAAATAGTTGTTGACAGGGTGATTCGTACGATGTAAAAAGAGTTCAGGAAGAAGAAACCAACCACAGGAGACTGACATGACCAAGTTCGCCCACGCCCCCGCCCGCTCGGCCACCCGCTTCTGCTCATGGTGCGGCCCCTACGCCCTCGCCGCCGTTGCAGGCATCGACTATGACGCGGCCTACGACACCTGCCTCCAAGTTACTGGCAAGCCCGTTGTGAAGGGGCTGACAGTGTACCACCTCCTAAAAGGGATGGCGGCCCGTGGGGTGAAGTACACCCGCCTGTCGATGCGCGACATCCGCAAGCCCGCCCAAGCTCCCTTTCTGGGCGAGGCCATGACCCTGACACAGTGGTACAAGCAGCGCCCCGACAAGCAGGCGACCTACGTCGTGAACGTGACGGGCCACTACGTCGTGGTGCGCGGCACCCGCGTGATCGACAACCAGCAGCCTGTCTGGCAGCCCTTTGCGGACCGCAAGAAGCACAAGCGGTCGCTCGTGGTGAACGTCATCCAGATTGCCTGACCCCAGAGTTCAGCGGCCTTGCGGGGCCGTTGTGATCTGAGATCACCCAACCACAAAGGAACACACCATGACCTGCACACTCCCCACTGGCTACGCAAACCTCATCGGCTACACCGATGTCCAGCCCTTCGAAATCCTGTCGGTCAGCCCGTCAGGCAAGCAGATCGTCATCCGCGAGATGGACGCGCAGCGCGACCCAAACTGGGTGCCTGACTTCGTCGCGGGTGGCTTTACCGCTCACTGCGCCAATCAGGACGATCAGGCGTGGTTCATCGTGCCCAACGAGGCCAACCCCCCGATCAAGGCCCACAAGCGGGCCGATGGGTACTTCTGGTCGGCCTACGGCAAGCACCGTGTCGCCCGTGAGCCGCGCAAGTTTTACGATTACAATTTCTGATCGGGGGCTTCGGCCCCCACCAACCCCAACCACATGGAGACTGATATGTACGACGTTTATGGAGTGACCTGCTACAGTTACGAGGAGGCCTGCATCGTTGCTGGCATCGACACCCCCGCCCAACTGGAAGCCGAGGAGGCATGGTACGCCACGCTGAATGAGGTCGAGAACCTGACCAACCCAGTCGATACAGAATGGTGCATCTGCGTTCGCAACACCCGCAAGGCAGCGTATGACCTCGACGATTTTATTCCGTTCTAAGTTAAAATAGTTGTTGACCCCCTTGTGCGTACGATGTATCAAGGGGGTACCGAAACCAACCACCTTGGAGACTGACATGACCCGTGGCACCTTTATCGAAAACGAAGTGAAGTACGAAGCCGCCATCGAGCGCAACATCCGCGCCAACGCGACCAAGACGCGCCACGCAAAGTGGATCGCCAGCGCCGATGGCAAGCGCATTGATGCGTTCCTGTTCCAGTATGGCGAGTTCGAACACACGAACACCCACCACCCGGTGGTCAGGGCATCGCTGGGAGACTTCTACACCGCCATGCGCGACAACGTGCTGGAATGGGGCGGCCTGACCGAAGCCCAGACCCGGGCCGTGATGGGCATGATCACCCGCGCCGAAGCCCGTGTGGCAGGCTTTGCAGCCAAGCGGTCGGCAGAGGCCGCTGGGTCTAACTGGATCGGCACCGTGGGTGAGCGCCGCGACTTCACCGTCACCATCCGCCACATCCACACGATGGAAGGCCTGTATGGCACCTCGTTCCTGCACATCCTGAACGACGCGCAGGGCAACGTGGTGATCTACAAGGGCACCAAGTGCCTCGGCGACAAGGGCGAGACGCTGACCGTCAAGGCCACCGTCAAAGAACATGGTGAACGTGACGGCGTGAAGCAGACCAAGATTGCCCGTCCCGCCTGACAGGTGGGGGCTTCGGCCCCCATCTATCATTTCTGCGCTGGCGGTGTTATATAGGTGGTATCCGATCCATTAGAGGGGTGCTACCTATGCCCGCAGGCCGTCCACCGCTACCGTTTGACCAAGATATCGCGGATCAAATCCTAGAGGCCATCTCATCTGGGACTGGCCTCGTTACCTTTTTAAAGTCAAGCGAAGAGCTTCCGTCCTACCCTACCGTAATGCGCTGGATTAGGGCGAACCCCGAATTTGCTGCAAGCTACGCGCAGGCGCGAGAGGACATGGCCGACGCCGATGCGGACAAGATCGCGGACGTTGCCCAGTCGGTTATTGATGGCGGCCTAGACCCCAACGCAGCCCGAGTTGCCATAGATGCATACAAGTGGTCGGCTGGCAAGCGGCGTCCACGGCGGTACGGCGAAAAGCTTGAGGTCGAGAACACGGGCACGGTGCAGGTCACGCACACGCTGGACGTGTCGAACCTGACATTGGAACAGCTAGACGCCCTAGAGGCGGCCTTGGGCAATGGGTAAGGTTTACGTCATCACCGATGTGCATGGCAGGCTAGACCCACTGAAACGGCTATTGGCGCAGGTGCCAGATGGCGGCCAGCTTGTGTTCCTCGGCGACTATGTGGATCGCGGCAGCGAGAGCCGGGAGGTCGTAGCACTTGTGCGTTCGATCCCCGGCGCGATCTGCCTGCGCGGAAACCACGAGGACATGCTGTGCGACTTCAACCGCATGTGGCTGGACAACGGTGGTGCCAGCACGATCCTGTCCTATCGGCACCCGCTGACGGGCGATCTGGACGCCGATGCGCTTGACAGCGACGCCCGATGGTTTCGCAACCTGCCCCGATGGCATGAGGACGATCACCGGGTGTATGTACACGCTGGCGTACATCCATCGTACGATCTGCCAGACCAGCCCGAGGCCTACACCCAATGGTATCGCTATCCCGAGGGCTATGACGGCGGCTACCGTGGCAAAATGGTGGTGCATGGCCACACGCCCGGGGTGTTCGAGGGAAGGCACCGTGTCTGCCTAGATGCAGGCCCCAAGCGCATGTGCTGCGGCGTGTTTGATGAGACGGGGCTGGTGGAACTGCTATGGGCGTGATCACCCTGCCGCGCCCGGTTGACCGCACGGGCACCTTGAAGGCCATTGAAAAGCGCAAGTGCGAGATGTCGCTGGCCGAATTCGTAAAGGCGGCATGGCCTGTGATCGAACCCGGCCAACCCTACGCCCACGGCTGGCATATCGACTTCATCTGCGCCCACTTGGAGGCGATCACCGATGGCGACCTGAATGACGACGGGACGTATTACAACCGCCTCTTGGTCAACGTGCCGCCGGGCACCATGAAATCCCTGCTGATCGGCGTGTTCTGGCCAGCTTGGGAATGGGGGCCGAGGAATAAACCGAACATGCGCTACGTCTGCGCCAGCCACAGTTTGGAACTGGCAATCCGGGACAGCCTGCGGATGCGGCGCTTGGTGACCGACGAGTGGTACCAAGGCCACTGGGGCGACCGCGTCACCATCACGGGCGATCAGAACGCTAAGGCCAAGTTCGAGACGACCGCCACGGGATCGCGTCAGGCCTGTGCCTTCACGGGCATCACGGGCTACAGGGGCGACCGGGTCATCATCGACGACCCTTTGAGCGTGGACGATGCCAACAGCGACGCCAAGCGCGAGGGCGTGGTCACGCTGTTCAAGGAAGCCGTCACGTCCCGCCTGAACAACCCTGACGAAAGCGCCATTGTGGTGGTGATGCAGCGCCTGCACGAGCGCGACGTGTCCGGCGTGATCCTCGACAAAGACATGGGTTACGACCACATTATGCTGCCCATGCGCTTTGACCCGGCCCGTGCCTGCGTGACCCGCTTGGGTTATGCCGACCCCCGCGAGATCGACGGCGAACTGCTGTTCCCCGACCGCTTCCCAGAGCATGTGGTGGATCGCGACGAAGCCGCCATGGGGCCGTATGCAACCGCCGGGCAATACGCCCAAAGCCCTGAACCCCGTGGTGGCGGCATCATCAAGGACGCATGGTGGAAGCTTTGGGACAAGGGCGAGTACCCGCCCATCGAATTCATTGTGGCATCACTGGACACCGCCTACACCACCAAGGCCGAGAACGACCCATCGGCCCTGACGATCTGGGGCGTGTTTAGCGCATCTGGGGAACAGGCATCGACGCGCATGGTGGATCGGTATGGGCGCACGATTGACGGGGCGTCGGCAACCCAATCCGAGGCGCTGGGCGCAACCGCCAAGGTCATGCTGATGTACGCATGGCAGGATCATCTGGACATCGGCGATCTGGTGGTCAAGGTCGAGGAAATCTGCACCCGGATGAAGGTGGACCTGCTGTTGATCGAAAACAAGGCCGCTGGGCACAGCGTGGCGCAAGAGCTTCGCAGGGTGTTCAACCACGCGCACTTTGGGATGCAGATGTACGACCCCAAGACCCTAGACAAGGTGGCGCGGCTGTACAGCATCCAGCACATCTTTTCGGAGGGCATGGTCTACGCCCCCAACAAGGACTGGGCCGAGATGGTTATCCGGCAGACCTCATCCTTCCCCCGTGGTGCCCACGACGATCTGGTTGACACCGTCAGCATGGGGTTGAAACACCTGCGCGATGTGGGTATGCTCACAAGAGCGCCGGAACGGTTGGCCGAAATTGAAGACGGTCGCGTCTTCCACGGCAACCACAACGCGCCATTGTACAACGCCTGATGGAGGGATCATGGATAGGATTAACGGGCTGACAAACGCCCTAGCTGAGTTTGTCACCGAATACTGCGACACGCACGACCTGACGTTCACCGAGGCGATGAACGCTTTGTCGCACCTTTTTGTCATTTACGGCTTCGCGCTTAAGGCCGAGGGCGTCACCGACGACGCCATGGAAACGTCACTGAAACACTGCATAGAGCAGGACATCAAAGCCATACGGGGGATGCGCGATGCAGAAGAAGCTTAGGGCCACGGTGGAGCCGTTTGGCGAGGGCAAGTGGGCGGTGCATGTCATCGACCGCGACAGCGAGGAAGAGTTTGACCTTGTTATCGAAGCCCCCACAGAAAAAGATGCGGCGTTTAAGGCCATGGAGCAAGTAGATGAGCGATGATATCAAGAACGTGGCGGAAACCCTTGCCACCTACATGGGGCAGATGGTCAACGAGGACCAGCTTGCCCCGCCGGACGTGCTGATGGGCGGCATTCGTGCTTGCATCGCGTTCTGGGGTGGCTGCGTCCCAGATGGCAACCGTGTCGAGGCGATGAACGTCTTGCGGCAGGCGCTGAACGAGGAGCTGGACCACATGGTGCGCGGCATGGCCAACGGCATGGTCCCGGCGTGAAGGTCGTTTATGGCAACCCCAAGACGATTATGACCATTGGCATGGCGGTGATCGGGGATATCCCCACGCCGTTCATCGGGTTCGTGGACAAGGCTAAGGTGGAGGACAGCCCGCTGTTTGCCGCCGGGTCTGACGCATCCGCTATGATTGAAAGGGTTGACGCCCTTGGGGGCGTTGTCATCTACATCGAAAACCCTGACGCCGCCGAGCGTCTTACCAACCACCTGATGCACCTGTTTGACAGCGCCGCCCAAAGCGATTGGGGTGACATCGAACAATCGGAGACTGAACTGCAATGATCGGCTGGGGAACCCTTGGCAAGTAACACCGCCATTGGTACAAGGAAGGCGAGGGGCGTGAAACATTTAGCAAACGGCAACGGGTGTTTTTGTTTTGGTCGAAATCTGACTGCGCTACGGCCTATTTCCCCAAGCGCCCCTCACCAATCCCATGGCTGACGAGAAGCAAAAAGCGATCTGGCGGAAGGCGTCTCTAAAGTACGTTGCAAAGAACCGTGAACTTGTCTTGGCGCGGAACAGGGAAGCCAAGCGCAAGAAGGCGGCGGAAGACCCAGAGTGGCGCGACGAGGCCAACTACAAGAAGCGCGGCAAGGGTCTGGGGTTTACCAAGCGGCAATGGAATGTAATGTTCGACGAACAGGGGCGCGTCTGCGCCATATGCAGGACCGACGACCCAAAGCACAAAAAGGGCTGGCAGCTTGACCACTGCCACAAAACCAAGATGGCTAGGTTTATATTATGCACCCACTGCAACAGGGGTCTAAGCGGCTTTCGGGACAGCCCCGACCTGCTAAGACGGGCCGCCGATGCATTGGAACAGTTCAACCAGAGGAGACAAGACGATGGCAAAGTGGAGTGAAGTAATGGCAAGCGGTGGCAGCGCGGTAGCCGCAACTATGGTTCTTGAAGACAACAACCCTTTCCTTGACGACGACCCATGCCCCACCTGCAAAAACGGCGTGTGCCAGTGCGGGCCGGATGAGGACGAATGGCTAGATGACGTTGATGAAGGCACCGAAGAGTTCCGCAGCGTCTTTGTGAAAGTGGAATACTCTGACCTGTTCGAGGTGCTGCGCGATGCGCTGGAAGAAGCTCAAGAGGGCAAGGGTGCAGTGCGCCACGGCAACGGCCTGTCGTTCACGGATCAGCCCGCCCTGACCATCACCCGCGCCGTGGGGCTGGGCTTCCCGTTGGGGCAGGCCATGAAGAAGATACAGGAAAGCCAGCGCATGGACACCGATGCAGCCAAGCGCGAACTGCTGGGGGCGATCAACTATCTGGCGGCTGCGGTTCTGTTTCTCGACGAGTGATGACAAGGGTGGCCGTGCCTGATACAATGGCACGGCCATTACCTTGAAAGGGACCATCTATGTCTGGCTTGAACCCCAACATCCGCATCCTTGGCGACAGCCAGCCCGACGAACTGGGTGACATGGATGTAACCATCGAAAATGCGGATGAAGCTGCCGACATCCCTGAGATCAACGAAGACGGCGCGATCCTGAAGATCGACCACGGCGATGGGTCCATCACCTTGTCGCTGGACGGCAAGCCCATTGCGGACGCCGAGGACGTGGATGGCCAGCCGGAGGGTTGGTTTGACAACCTGTCCAACAAGATCGACGACAGCGAACTGGCGCGGATCACCGAAGACCTTTTGCGTGGTGTCCAAGACGATCTGGAAAGCCGGAACGAATGGATTGAAGATCGCGCCCAAGGCATTAAGCTTTTGGGTTTGAAGATCGAACTGCCGGGCATCCAAGGCACGGGCGATGGCGCACCGATTGAAGGTATGTCCAAGGTCCGGCACCCGTTGCTGCAAGAAGCCGTTCTGCGCTTTCAGGCCAATGCGCGGTCAGAGCTTCTTCCCACCGATGGCCCCGTCAAAATCCGCGACGATGCAAATGGTTCCACCGTCCAGCGCGACGAGATCGCCAATGCCTTCGAAAAGGATATGAACCACTTCCTGACCTCGACCGCCCGCGAATACTACCCCGATACTGATCGGATGCTGCTTTTGCTGGGGTTCGGTGGCACATCGTTCAAGAAGGTGTTTTTCTGCCCGCTGCGGAACCGTCCGGCCAGCGATAGCGTGGACGCCGATAACTTGATCGTCAACAACAGCGCCACCGACCTGTCCACCGCCATGCGGATCACGCACCGTGTGATGCTCAAGCCATCCACGGTCAAGCGCCTGCAAATCCTTGGGGTCTACCGCGACATCGACCTGTCCACCCCGATGGAAGTGATGCCCGATGCCGCCGCAGAGGCCAAAGCGTCCCAGCAAGGCATCACCACCACGTCCGCCAACCCCGAAGACCGCGACCGCGAGATTTACGAAATCTATTGCGAACTGGACATCAAGGGCTTTGAACACAAGTTCAAGGGCAAGGTCACGGGGCTGGAAATCCCGTACCGCGTCACCATTGACGTATCGTCGCGTGAAATCCTGTCCATTACCCGCAACTACGACCAGCCCGAAGCTGGGATGCTGCCGGAGGCGCGCACCACGTTCGTCAAGTACACGTTTGTGCCGGGGCTTGGTTTTTATGACATCGGCCTCCTGCACATCCTCGGCAACACCACCAACGCGATCACCGCAGCGTGGCGGGAATTGCTAGACGCTGGCATGTACGCCAACTTCCCCGGCTTCCTGATCAGCGACACGGGTGCCCGCCAGAACACCAACATCTTCCGCGTCCCGCCGGGTGGTGGCGCACAGGTCAAGACTGGCGGCCAGAAGATCAGCGATGCCATCATGCCGCTGCCCTACAAGGAACCGTCGGGGGCGCTGATGTCGCTGGTGGAGAACATGTCGCAGACGGGGATGCGCGTTGGTGGCACGTCCGAGTTGCAGGTGGGCGAAGGCCGTGCCGATGCACCCGTGGGTACCACGTTGGCCATGATTGAACAGGCCACAAAAATCCTGAACGCGGTCCACAAACGGATGCACAGCGCACAGGCCGAAGAGTTTGCGCTGCTGGTGCAGTGCTTCCGCGAACACCCCGAAAGCTTCTGGGAACGCAACCGCAAGCCCACCATCCAGTGGAACGAGGAACTGTTCTTGCAGGCCCTAAGCGATGTGGAACTGGTGCCGCAAGCCGACCCGAACACGTCGTCGCACAGCCAGCGCGTGATGAAGATCATGGCGCTTAAGCAGTTGCAGGCCGCAAACCCGGGGCTTTACGACGAGATCGCCATCGACAAGGCCGCCCTGCGGTCCATTGGTTGGTCGAACCCGGAACAATTCCTCAAGCCAGAAGACCAGCGCAACCAGCCCAGCCCAGACCTTCTAAAGGGCATGGAAGACCTTAAGATCGCCCACCAGCGGGCCGATGCCGACACGCTGCGGGCACAGGCCGCTATGGCCAAGGCACAGCAACCCGCAGCCTCCAAGGGCGTTGCTGGCCCCGTTGGCAAAGACCCGCAGGAACTTCAGATCAAGATGATGACGGAGCAGAACAGGGCCAAGCAGATGGAACTGTCGGCCCGGCGCGACATGGCGAACGACGAGAACCGCGATCTGGATCGTGAAAACGACATCCGCTTGGAGCAAATGAAGATGGACCGCGACAGCATGAACGATGCGGTTCGGATGCAGCACGAAAAAGACATGCAGGCCCAGCAACACGCGATTGATGCTGTCAAGCTGGCCATGCAAGTTCAAAGAGGTAAAAAGTGATGGACAAGGCGGCACGGGCGGCACTCCTGACGGCGGCAGGCATTCTCGACAAAGCCCGCGCCCGCACCGCTGTCACCCGCGCTGGCGGCCAGATCGCCCCGTCCAAATATCTGCCCAACGTCCCCCGCGCCGTCCATGCGGGGGGTGGTTCTGTTGATTTTGTAAAGGACAATCCCGGCGGCGATTGGCTTGCTAAAAAGCAAAGTTATGCATTTGAGTACCCCCGAATGAAGGGGATTGATGGGGCGATAACGGGGTGGATGGGTGGTAAGTCAGACCTGTTCCTGCCGACCCACGTCCTGAAATCCATCGAACCGCTCAACAATGAAAAAAGGGTTGCGGGCGAACCACGGTTTGACGATCTGATGTCGTCGGTCAGCAAAGAGGGTTTTGATCCCCACCAGAAGGGCAATAAGGTTGTTGTGGCGGTGAACCATCACGGCAAGCCTTTCATCCTTGAAGGCAACACACGGGTGGCGGTTGCCCACGCAATGGGCGTTCCAAGCGTGAAGGCGGAAGTCCGCTATTGGAATGGTGCAGAAGAAGCTGATGGCCCCATGCACCCAGACAAAGTTTCGGCTATGGCATCCAGCGACCCCGACATTACCAAGGCTGATGGTGGCGATGTCGAAGGCGACAACGGCCACATCTATGTGGTGCATGGCGGTTCAGACTTTGACCAGATCGACAAATCGTACTCAGGCCGTGGGGAACCAGGCAACATCCGCCCGCTTGGTAATGGTCTGTACGGCTATGTGCTTGACCACACCAACCCCGAAAACGTCAAGAATGCCATTGGATGGGCCACACGGTACTCTCAAAAATATGGTGGTGGCAAAAAAGCCCTTCATGTGTTCAAAGTGCCAAAGTCTTCCTCAACTGTGTTTAATGGTTACCGAGAACTTAATGTTGAAGGTTACCCAAAGCCTATCAAAGGTCTTGGCTTGGAACCAACAGAAGAACTGAATGCTTACGAAGCGCACGAAGCTACAGAACCGCCTTACGACGAAAAAAATTCGGCAGATTACTGGGCGCATGAAAGAAAACGCCGCGCCCTATGGGACGCCGTCCAGAATGCCGCTGACCTGCGAATGCAGCATCTCCCCATTGGCCTCACAGAAGTTGCAATCCAAAACCCCAAGGTTGCCACACGGATTGGTAAGTTCAGCCTAGACACGCCCACCAGCGACATTCTGGACGCGGTCAAGAGTGATGTGCAGTCCCGCGCCACTGGTGGCCGCATCCACGCCGAAGATGGTGGCAAGATGGAACTGCGCTCTAAGGCCGCAGAAGTAATTTCTGGGTTGAAGGGCGAAAAGGGTCTTGCCGAAGACATGATCCGCGCTGCTAAAAACGCTGGCGTCAAAGATGTTGAGATTGCCAACGCAAACCCCCCGTCAGGCAAGATTAGCCGCGACGAACTGGCGCGGCATTTTGAAAATGCGGTGCCAAAAGTACAGGTAAAGCGCATTGGTGATGCTGAAAAGGTAGCGGAGCTAAAGAAGCAGCACAGCGTGCAACGCGACATTGAAGGCATGACGGATGATGAGATAGACAGCATGTTGGATCATGCTTTGGGCGTACATGAACCTTTATATGAGCAATACCAGCTTCCGTATGGGAAAAATTATCGTGAGCATATCTTGTCTTTGCCAGATGACCGTGGCGAGAAAAGTTTTCACTCTACCCACTGGGACAGCCCAAACGTCCTTGCCCATGTTCGCTTGTCTGATCGGTACAAGGGCGAAACCCAAAAGAATATTGAGCCAATCATAGGAAAATTGGCACAATACTTTGAAACAAGCCTTGATTACCTTGGTCCTAGCTCTGCGGACCATGCTGTCAAAAAAGGCGTAATATCTCCAAATGAGGCGGCAACGGTTTCCAGATTTATGCGTTGGAAAAACGGATATGAAACTCAAAAAGGTGTGGGGAGAAAAATTCTTCACGTTGAAGAGTTACAGTCCGATTGGAACAATACGGCTCGTAAACAGGGCCTAAAAACAGGAAGAGAGAAACAAGAGTACGATGATTATGTCGCTGGAATGCGGCAAAAAATGATTGACAAGGTGACAAGGCCGCAGGCCCCAGTGTTTGATCCAGAAACTGGAGAAGATAGGCTGCCTATACCTCAAGATGTTATTGATAAAAAAGTTGAAAAATACCAAAAAATGCACCCCAGCGATCTTGCCGCCACCTTGGGGGTTTCGGCTGAACATAGGCAAATGGACTTGGCAAGATACAAGGGGGTTTATCCTGCGCCATACATTGACCCCGACAGCCGTGACGTTGAAAATCTTGCGTTGAAGCACGTTTTGACCGAGGCAGCCAAAGGCGGTTACGATGGCATCACATTTACGCCAGGGTCGGAACAATCTGCCCGCTGGGGTAACACAGACTTTGGCGACATCTACGATAGAATTTTGCCAAATATGACTACCAAGCTGGCGCGGCAGCATGATAAGACAATCACGCCTGATGTCATGGGTTTGCCTGGCGCACGGGGAAACACCGTATCAGCACAATTGATCCCGTTGACCGAAACCGCCCGCCAGTCTATCCTCAAGAATGG